TTTCAATTATTGGAGAACTAGATATACCACTTAATCCAGTAGAATTACCAGCATAAGATGTAAATACTCTTGCTGATCCTCTAGGTTGAGTAGCAATTCTTCCCCAACTATATTCACCAAAGAACTCACTATGTCCTAGTCCAGTCAAACCATTATAATCCTGAACACTCACTGTAACTTGTGCAACATAAGTCAATCCTATTCCTATACCCATAGTTTGAGCAATAGAAACTTGAGCAACCTCATAGACATTATCCAAGAAGGATGTTCCTATACCAACAACAGTACCATCTTGATATAGAGAAGTTACTGAAGCACCTACATTAGAATTGGAGACTGTAAAGTAATATCCAGTTGTAATTCCACTTACAGTAATAGCAGTTCCAACAATAGATCCATCCCTGAATAGTGATTCTTTTGGAAGTAATAAATCAAATACAATACCAGTAGATGCTACACCAACAGATGTTGTAGATATACCAGATATAATTCCAAAATCACCTGAATATGATACATCTTCAATAGTTTCAATAGAAGTAACTGACTTAGGTTCTCCTATTAAAACTGAAGGAGCAGCAGTGCTAGTGTATGCAAATCCACTAGTAGTTCCTCCATAAGAAACTGTAATAGCATTCACAGTACCAACACCACTTATAGTAGCAGTTGCTCTAGCACCTTGACTAGTAGTTAAACCTATAGGAGTAACAATAGAAACAGATGGTGCTATAGTATATCCAACACCAGGATTTGTAATATCAAATGAAGTTACAGTTCCAGCAACAGATACAAAAGCAGTAGCAGATGCTCCTACAAAATTATCTTGAGAAATGATTCTAATATCATTCTGTCCAGTATAGTTTTCCTTTGTACTATCAAAGAAAGTTCTTATATTAGAAACAAAGATAACAGTAGAACCAACACCTACAGATTGAATTATATTAGTATTAGGATATATCAATGGTTCATAGTGAGGTCTATCTTTAGTAACTGCAGCACCATCTATAAACTTATCTTCAGTTTGTTTTGACCAATTTACAGATCTTTGGAAAGTTTCATTGGTAGTAATACCAGGTCCAGCATAAAGATTAGTATTCACACTATCTGATGAGTTGATATTAGTTACTGTTCTATTATTCTCTTCCAAAGATAAAGATTGATCATATAATTTAACTTCATCCCCCTTCTTAATAGTTTCTAAAATATCAACATTACTAACATCTACAGATCCAGTTCCTCTATAGAAAAGAATTTTAGAAGTATCACCTTCCTTAGGTGCTTCCTTAAAATTAATAAAACTACCACCTTTAAATTCATATCCAACATCAGGTTCTTGAAGGATATCATTAATGAATACTAATAATAGGACTTCAACATCTATATTTGAACCAGGTTTTGATTGAATAGTTTGTTGAACACCATTTAAATTCAATGCAAAAGAAGTTGTTTTTCCATCAAATAATGAATTTAAAGGATCTAGAACTTGGAAATCTCCAACAGTCCAACCAGCAAAACTATCACTTACAGTTTCATTTACTGTGAGTTGAAATTCTCTAAACTCATCAGCACCAGCAGTTGGAATACCTACAGTACCACCAACACCTATGGTTAACTTTTGAGTTTCACCATAACCATATCCTTGATTGGTAATTTCAAAATCAATAACACTTCCACCCAAACCAACAACTATATTTGCCCTTGCTTCTGATCCTACTCCAGATTGATTTGAAGAATAGAATAAAGGCATATTGCTATAAGATAATGGTTCATCTATAACAACTAATGGAGGATTAGTGGATGTATAACCAGTACCAGGATTTGTAATAGCAATACTTACAATATTACCACCACTGATAGAAGCAGTACCAATAAACTCAATATTAGGTGCTCCAGTGCTTAATGTTTGAACACCTACATTAACCACTGTTTGTATACCAGTTCTATATCCAGATCCACTATTTCCTATACTTACAGAACTAATAGTACCCAATCCAGAAACAATAGCAGTACCACCTGCAGCAACCAATGGTTGATAACCTAAACCCTCTGTAGATCCAACAGAAATAATAACACCACCCAAAGGAACATTTGCAGTATTAGGATCATAAGATACTGATGAAATAGATCCTGTAAACTGAACACTAGTAATTCCTGCACTTTCTTTCAAAGTAAAGTCGCCAGCAACAGCAACACTACCAGTGTATCTTTGTGGCCCTTGAGGAACTTGATTGACTAATATAAGAGCATTATTTGTAGAGAATCCTGCAATATCACTTCCATCAGATTTAAGAGTAAACTGAGTTGTCAATCCAGTAAAGTTGGCAGAAATATCATCAAAGATATAGTTACCAGCATAAGGTTCATCAGAACTACCAGTAATACCAGATCTCATAAATGATCTTGCATTAAAGGTTGAGTGAGTAGCAATACCAACAAAGTCCCTCTCATCTGGTTCATTTGTAGTAGTTGATATTGGAGTTAATCCAACAGGGGCAGTATAGAAATTAACAGTGCTATCTACAATATTATATGCTCCATCTACCTTAGTAATCAAAGTACCATCACTATGCAATGTTGATTGTGTTCCCATCCAAGGTCTAGTAACAAGTAGAACATTGGTAGCACCTAATCCAACAGAATCAACCTTCATAATCTCATCACCAATCTTTAACATATCACCACCAGTAATAGATGTTATTCCTGATATTTTAATCTTATCTGTAGTAGCAGATACATCAGCAGTGATAGTAGTAGTTACAGCAGTAGCAACTATTGGTGATTGGACTATATTATCAATACTCAATATACATCTTGAGTTTTGTTTCTTTGAAGTAAAGGAATGAGAAGTTCCAACACCAACAGCAGTAATATCCAAATAGGTAGGTGTAGTCTTTAATGCATTTTCAGCAGAAGTTGCAAGTCTAATAGAAGTATCATCTACCTTAACAGCATATACTGTAGAAGGCAATTTATCTGTAGTACCATATCCAGTTATAGCTTGTGACTCAATTTCAATAGCAGAAGTAGTTCCAGCTCCAGTATATCTGTAAGTTAGTTCTTCACCAGTAACAAAGAAATGATCAGGTATAGAAATAGTATCTTCAGTCAAATTAACTGTAGTAGCAGCACTTCCTACAAAGTCTCTCTTAAAGATTGGTTGTTGTCTATGCTTAAGTTCAAATGCCCTCTTAACATCAGTCTCAGTAGCAGTATAAGCACCAAAACCAGTATCAATAGTAGCATTATCTAAATCTATCTCAGTAATACTATTTGCCTCATCAACTAATCTCATAGCAGCTTGGAATACCCTAACCTGAACATTAGCACTAGCAATAGGAGTAAATGTTAAAAGAGTGTTGTCTCCAGAAATAGTAGCATCAAAATCACCAAGGTTAGTGACAGTTTGATTGATAGCATACTCTGTTATGAAAGCAGTAGTACCATCATCAACAACTATTACTTCAGATATTTGATAATGACTATTAGTAGTATCTTCTACACATACAACATAATAAGCACCATTAAATGTTTCAGTTTCATACTGTGCTACTGTGGTAGCAGATGGAGAACCACTAGAGGATATAGCAGTATATCTTGAATCTAAATTAGAAGTGTTTAATGATGTAGTGCCAACACCAGCAGATGATGCATTTCCAAAATCAACATGTACTGTATTAGCAACATATGTGCTTGCAGTACTAACAGTAGGATGAAGATCTAAATGAACTCTAGAACCAGCAATATATGCACTATAAGTTCCAAGACCAGGTTCACCAGAAGCACTTCCAACATTACCTGTAGTTAACTGACCATATTCTACTAAATCTACATTAGTGCCATCATGAACCAAAGTTATCTCATCATGCTCCCAGTATGATGAATCACTAGCAGCATATGCCACTAAAACCTTAGATCCTCTATATGTGGTAGCAAAAGATATAATACTATGCTGTGTGGTAATTCCTAAAGGTATAGTTGCAGTGCTACTTGTAATATTAACAATACCACCTAATCCAGTGGAACCCACACCAGCAACACTATCAGAAATATTAAATGCTACATTTGAAACATCATAATTATTGAATTTAAACTTCTTAGGGAAGAATAGTAGTCTTCCATCATCACCAGCAATATCCATATCA